CGGAAGTTTACACTATAATAGATCCAAATACTCACACATCGATTTATAATGACATGTGGTTAAAAGATTACACTACTGCATTATTCAAACAACAATGGGGGATGAACCTAATCAAGTTTGAGGGGGTTCAATTGCCAGGCGGTGTAACATTTAATGGAAGACAGTTATATGATGATGGTACAACAGAGTTAGAAAGGTTAAGAGAGACAATTAGACTAGAACATGAAATGCCTGTTGACTTTTTTATAGGATAATATAAATGGCTCGTAACCTCTACTTCTCGGAAAAAGTAAGATCTGAAATGGATCTCTATGCAGACTTGGTCATAGAGTCATTAAAGATATATGGTCAAGATGTTTATTATTTACCGAGAGACTTGGTAAACGAAGACGTACTATTGGGAGATGATGTTTCATCTCGATTCCCAACATCTCATAAGATAGAGATGTACATAGAAAATGTAGAAGGATTTGACGGAGAAGGGGATCTGTTTACTAGGTTTGGTGTAGAGATCAGAGACGAAGCAACTTTTGTGGTTTCACGTACAAGATTCTCCGCGCAGGTTCGAAGACCAGACAATGATATTGATACTGACAGACCTACAGAGGGTGATTTAATTTATCTTCCTCTCACAAATAAAATGTTTGAGATACAACACGTAGAGCATGAACAACCATTTTATCAGATAGAGAACTTACCTGTATACAAAATGCGGGCGACTCTTTTTGAATACAGTGGAGAAGACTTTGACACAGGTATCGAAGATATTCAAGATATCGAGAAGACAGGATCTTATCAGTATGTCTTGTCTGTCATACCTACAGGATCTGGTTCAGCTACTGCAACGTTAGATAGTGATGGCGTTAATAGTTTAATCTTGACAGACAGTGGTAATTACTATACATCAACACCAACTATAAGGTTTATCGGTGGCGGAGATTCATCGTTCTCATTAGGAGATAGTGCTACCGCGACTGCAACAATAAGTGGTGGAAGAATAACTGGAATAACCTTAACAGACAGTGGTTCTAATTATGCCACCGTACCAAGTGTCAACTTCTCTAGTGGTAATACTGGGGTTGATTCTGCATACAGTGTCGGTGACACAATTCAACAAACTCTCTCAGGTAATATCAACATCACTGGTGAGATACAGAGAATTGTCAATGACTCTGCAGGTGACTCATCACAACACATTTACTTAGCACATGTTGGTGCAGATGATGGTAAATATCATAATTTTGTAACTGGTAGTGAGATAATAAATATAACTCAAGGTGGTATAGTAGGACGTGGATTAACAGTCACTGGAGTTAGAGAAGACAATAAGATATCTGAAACTGAACAGAATGATATATTCAAAGACTTCAGTGATGACTTCTTAGATTTCTCAGAAGACAATCCATTTGGCGATGCGGAGAATAATTAATGTTTGGTACACATTTCTATCATGAGAAGATAAGAAAATCAGTTTCTATTTTTGGGAGACTGTTTAACAATATCTACGTGATCCGCAAGAATGCTTCTGGTGGAGTTTTAAATCAATTAAAAGTTCCTCTTGCATACGCACCTAGAAAAAAATTCTTAGAGAGAATTAGACAACAGGGGGATTTATACACAGACGAAAAGACTGCGATAAAACTTCCTCGTATGTCTTTTGAGATTACAAGTTTGACATATGACAACACACGACAGTTAACCAAGACTAGTACTTTCAAAGGTCGTGGTCAGAAACTTAATGACTCAACACCATTTCCTAAAGCGCAGAAGTTTTTTTCACCAGTACCTTATACGATTACATTTGATCTAAGTATATACGCAAAAAGTCAAGATGATGCTTTACAAATCGTTGAACAAATATTACCTACGTTTAATCCACAGTATACTGTAACGATAAAAACATTTCCAGAAGAGTATCCAGATTTTAGAGAGGACATACCTGTAATAATTTCGGGTGTAACTTTCTCTGACGATTTCGAAGCAGCGATGGAACAAAGAAGAACGATCATATACACATTATCTTTTGAAATGAAAATATCTTTCTTCGGCCCAATCGCAAATTCAACTGTCATTCGAAAATCAATCGCAGACATTTTCTTCCGTGATGCAGGTGCAGAGGGGGACTCTGATATACGTGCAGAAAGATTGACAGTGACACCAAACCCAACTACCATAATCGGAATGCCCGATAGTGACTATGGATTCGATACTCTTATCGATCTAGCCTTTGATGATAGTGCATAAGGAGAAATAAATGCCCATCACATTAAGAAACACGAAAGGCAGTGAACTTACCTTCGCAGAACTAGACGGCAATTTCACACACCTTGAATCTGAAATAAACAGTGGAACTGATTCTTCCGCTATAAAAACTTTTATCGATACTACGTATGTTACTGGTATTGTCGATCAAACTTACATAGAGGGGATAGTAGATTCCGCATTTGTAAATGCTAGAGTTAACACACTAAATTCACTAGACTCTGCAGAAGCAATACAGTTGATTGATAGTGCATATGTTCAAGCGCGTCAAGTAGATATCAGAGACTCTGCTTTTATAACAGATATTATAGACTCTGCGTACATAGTAGCAAGACAAGAAGACAACCAAAGAGACTCCGCATTTGTAACTAGTATCGTAGACTCTGACTATGTACAAACATTTGCAGATACAATGAAGTTACGTCCATACACAGTTGCAACTACACCAGCTGGTGTTGAAGGTCAATTGATATTCGTTACAGATGGTAATGCAGGGGATGCGACACTAGCATTATTTACTGGAGGATCTTTTAAAGTTGTATCTACAATTGGTGCTACAATACTAGACTCTTCTGGATAGGAGGCGGATTCTAATCCGATGACAAATGAGTGATGATGAAAAAATAAATAATGACTATGATTATTCTCGTGACACTTTATATGAGTTGATCGAAAAAGGAAAAGACGCACTAGAAAATATGATAGAGGTTGCTCGTGAATCAGAGCATCCTCGTGCATATGAAGTATTATCTGGTTTAATTAAAAATGTTGCAGATGTCAACGATAAACTACAAGATTTAAATAAGAAACAAAAACAATTGAACGATGAAGAGAAACCACAAGTAGAAAATCAACAAAACAACTACTACTTAGGTTCTACCTCAGATATTCAAAAGATGCTAAAAGAAGATAATGTGATTGATGTTGAAGCAGAAAGAGTCATATCTAGGGAACCCTAACGTTAAGAGAGACGGTGTCCTTCAACAGTGGACTCCAGACTTATTACAAGAATATAAGAAGTGTATGGATAACCCCATATACTTTGTAGAAACTTATGTAAAGGTTATCTCTCTGGACGATGGGATGGTTCCCTTTGTTTTATATCCATACCAAAGGAGAATGTTTGAACAATTCCAAGAAAACAGATTCAGTATCGTCCTCGCATGTAGACAATCTGGTAAAAGCATTAGTGCATGTGCCTACTTGTTATGGTACGTTCTTTTCACCCCAGAAAAAACAGTTGCCATCCTCGCAAACAAAGGTGCGACTGCACGTGAAATGCTTAACCGCATTACACTCATGTTGGAAAACATTCCGTTCTTTCTTCAGCCTGGGTCGAAAGCACTCAATAAAGGAAGTCTGGAATTTTCTAACAATTCACGTATACTTGCCTCTGCTACTTCTGGGAGTTCCATTCGTGGTATGTCTGTTAACCTTCTATATCTTGATGAGTTTGCTTTCGTAGAACGTGCCGCAGAATTCTATACATCCACATATCCAGTTATCTCTGCAGGTAGAGACACCAAAGTTATTGTGACATCTACTGCAAACGGTATTGGTAATCAGTTCCATAAGATATGGGAAGGGTCTGTCCAAGAGATAAATGAGTTTAAAAGTTTTCGGGTAGACTGGTGGGACGTACCAAACCGTGACGAGAAATGGAAAGAACAAACTATATCCAATACAAGTCAATTACAGTTTGATCAGGAGTTTGGTAACACATTCTTTGGAACTGGAGATACACTTGTAAACGCAGATACATTACTTAACCTACGTGCAAAACCTGCGAAAAGATATATGGAAGGCGGTCTACTAAAAATATATGAAGAACCGCAAAAGGATCATGATTATGTCATGACCGTGGATGTTTCAAAGGGAAGAGGTCAGGACTACTCTACATTTACTCTGATCGATATTAGCGTTCGCCCGTTTGCACAGGTTGCTGTATATCGCAACAACACTATCTCGCCATTGCTCTTCCCGAATATTATTTATAAATATGCAAAACCCTACAATGATGCATATGTTGTTGTGGAGTCAAATGACCAAGGAACAGTGGTGTGTAATGGATTATATCATGATTTAGAATATGAGAATATGCACGTAGAATCCTCAGTAAAAGCAAATGCAATAGGAATAGAGATCAATCGTAAGACTAAACGTCTAGGTTGTTCTGCAATAAAAGATATTTTAGAAACAAACCGCTTGACAATTAACGATGATAATACTATATTAGAGATCTCAACCTTTGAAGCGAAGGGACAATCATACGAAGCTTCGGATGGTAATCATGATGATTTGATGATGAATCTAGTTTTGTTTGGGTATTTTGTATCTACACAGTACTTTTCTGACATGACAGACATTAATCTAAAACAAATGATGTTTGAACAAAAGATGCAAGAGATAGAGAACGATGTAGTGCCTTTTGGGTTTATTGACGATGGATCTGCGGCAATACAACAAATAGAGAACCAAGATGATCCATGGAGAGTAAAAGTAGATGAAACTGAACGATTTGTGTGGGATGCAGATGATATTCCACTGTAATTTTATTTAATTATAAATAATGGTATGTTGACTAATCGTATTATGGAACATATAATTTTTAACAGAGGAAGATAACATGGCACTTTCAACACCGTCTGCTTCTCCAGCTGTTGTCGTCAAAGAAATAGATCTGACTGGTGGCGTTCCAAACGTACAGTCAACTACAGGCGCAGCTGTCGGGAACTTTCGCTGGGGGCCTGCAGAGCAAAGAGTATTGATAGACAATGAGACATCTCTTGTCAACACTTTTGCATCTCCAGACTCAGCAAATACCATAGACTTCCATAGCGCATCTTACTTTTTACGTTACTCAGGTTCTTTACAAGTTGTACGCGAAGTTACCGCGTCAGCAAAAAATGCCCGTTCTACTACAGGACAACTAGGCACAGATAATGATGGTTCCTTACCTATGGAACTAGTAAAGAACGATGATGATTTCGCAGCACAACAGAGCGCTTTGGATTCAGATTCACATACTTTAATTGCACGTTACCCAGGCGAACTAGGTAACTCTATTCAAGTATCAATTTGCCCACCTAATAGTACTGCATTTGACGCATGGTCATACAAAGGCGACTTTGATGCTGCTCCTGGCACATCATCACATGCATCAAATAAAAATGCAACTAATGACGAAGTTCACGTTGTAGTTGTAGATAATGGTGGAGAACTAACAGGAACAAAAGGTACAGTATTAGAAAGATATCCTTTCGTTTCAATTGCAAGTGATGCTAAAAACGCTGATGGTACTACTAACTTTGCAAAAGACATAGTTAATGCAAGATCAGAATACATCCACATGGTTGGTTTTGATTCAGACTATGCTGGCGCAGGTGCAGGTACTACTGCAGATTCTGGTGACAACTTCTCACCAGGCTTGACATCAGCAACAGATCATACATTTACAAAAGGCGCAAACTCAGGTGTACTAGGAACATCTGAAGTCTTGACAGGTTTTGACCTATTCGAAGATAAGGACATCGTAGAAGTTGACTTCTTAGTCGCTCCATCGATGAACAGTCGTGCAGATCAAACAACTGTAGTAAATGATTTGATAGCAACTGCAGAGAATTTACGTAAAGATTGTGTTGTCACCGCATCACCTGCGAGGACAGACGTAATCAATTTGACTAATACTGCAACAATAACAAGCAATATCACTACAACCGCCGATACTTTCACAAGTTCATCATACCTAGTAATGGATGGTAACTTCTTGAAAGTGTACGACAAGTATAACGATCAGTTTATTCAGATCCCTGCCTCATCATCTACTGCAGGTATTATGGCCGCGACAGATTTAAATCGTGCACCATGGTTCTCTCCTGCAGGTTCAAGACGTGGTGGATATCTAGGTATTACTGCAATTACTTGGTCACCTACAAAGGCACAAAGGGATACACTATACAAAGCAGGGGTCAACCCCATTGCAAACATCCCAGGCCAAGGTGTACTGTTGTTCGGTGACAAAACAAAACTTGGTCGCCCATCTGCATTCGACAGAATCAACGTCCGAAGACTATTCTTAGTCCTAGAACGTGCGATTGGTAAGGCGGCAGAACAAGTTATGTTCGAGTTTAACGATGAGTTTACTCGCGCAGAGTTTGTCAACATAGTAGAACCAGTACTACGTGAGGTGAAAGGTCGTAGAGGTATTACAGACTTTAAAGTGGTCTGTGATGAAACCAACAACACTGGAGCCGTGATTGATCGTAACGAGTTTATTGCAAATGTTTTCATTAAACCTGCACGCTCAATCAACTACGTCACTCTGAATTTTGTTGCTGTTCGTACAGGCGTTGACTTCGAAGAAGTCGTAGGAACGGTGTAAGG